TATCTTCTATTTTTCTACTTAAAGAAATAACAAAATCTGCAGTCATAATTTTTGAATATGATTCTGCAATTTTTTCTGCTCCAATTATATCATCCTCTAACGATGATCTATTTGCTTGTGATGCTGTCCAAACCGGTATCTGATATTCTCCAGCCATACCTCTTAAGTCTTCATATATATTACCAAGTTCATGCCTTAAATCCTGGGATCTACCTGTACCTCTTAATAAATCAGCATAATCCACAACTATCATATCTGGTTTATATCCCATCATCTGACATCTATCTAAATGGGCCTTAATAGTGTTAACAGTTGCCGATTTAGTAGGATAATATTTTACTACCAATTTACCTGATAAATTTTCAACAACTTTTTTAACATCATCAATATGATATTTCAAATTCTGTGCTGCTATTCCTGAAAATACAGAGTCAAATCTTAATCCAACATATGCGTCATTTAACTCTAATGTATAGTGCACTGCACTTAATCCAGCTTTCACCGAATTAGCTGCAACATTTACTAATCCCCATGACTTACCTATACCTGCTGGTGCTACAAATACGCCTAACTCACCAGGACCTAAACCACCATCCATTAAATCATCAATTACATTCCATCCTGTAGGAACTGTTTTACGGGTGCTTTCTTGGAATCGTGCATCAACATCAATATTATATTCATGACCTATATCTCTTTCAGCTCCGGCTTTCATAGCAGTATCTATTTTTTCCTTAATAGAATCATACTCGCCTTGTTGGAGTAAATTAACTGATTCCATTATAGCAGATTTAAGGGTTTGATTTTTACAAAAATCTAATGCTTCCTTTTCTATAAATTCGATATCCTCTGCATCAGATTGTTTTGTTATCTGCTTTAGATTATCAACAATAGTAGTTTTTAATACATCACCATCTACATCATCCAATTTTACTTTCATAACCTCTAATGTAGGTAATGAACCATAATCCCTAAAATAATCTAATACTGTTTGCACAATCCATTGGTTTGCTTCTGATTCCATAAATAATGGATTTAGAATATCACTAATTTGTTGTAAAAACATCCTGTCCTTAAATAATGCTGCAATGAGCTTTATTTGGAAAGAATACCCGAATTTGCTAAATGTATCTGTCATTAATACTAATATATAAAAATTTTTTCAATTAACCAAATTATTTGGCATTTTGTTTTGCGAATGCATCTAAAGATGCAAATGTTTCGCGTAACCAGAAATCAAGATTTCTGATAATATTGGTAAGTCTATCTTCCATTAACATAACCTTAAAGCTAGTTACATTTAATGCATTGATTTGCTCGTCTACTATATTTCGTATTTTTTCTTTTGCACTTCCCGAAATTTCGACATCATATAATTGCATTAATTTATGATTCAATTCTATCTGATCCCTATTACTATTTATCTGCTGTAGTATTTTAAGTTTAGAATCTTCTGATGCTTTTAATACTTCATCAATAGAGATATTTCTATCTTCAAATAAAATTGGTAAGCGTTTTTGTAATGTTTTCAAACCAGCTCCTTTAATTCCAGGAATATTATCTGATTTGTCACCTGTTAGTGTTCTATATAATAAATAATTATGTGCAGGTATCCCTGTATCTGATAATACATCCCCTTTGAAATATAATTTCTTTTTAGTAGGGCTCCACACTGTTATTCTATCATCCACTAATTGTAAAAAGTCTTTATCTGAAGACATGATAAAACATTGTGAATCAGATAATACTTGCTTACAGATATATGCAATAGTATCATCAGCTTCGATATTATCTAATGATAAAATTGAAACAGGTAAATTATCCATGTAATTTACTAATCGTCCCAGTTGCATACCCATATTTTTTCGCTGGGCTTCTTTATCATCGCTCCCTACAAATGCTCTATTCAAATTTGAGGTAGGTTTTCTATTACCCTTATATTCAGGGAATAGTTTTCTTCTTCGCTGGCTTCCACCTTTACCATCAAAACATAAAATAACTCGTGTCGGTTTTATATTTTTTATAGCATATCCAATCGATAATAACGAACCTGATATTCCACCTACATGAACTCCATCATCATTGGTAACAGGAGAAATAGCCCAAGCCCTGATGAATGTATTTAACCCATCAACCAACAAGACTCTGTCATTGAGTCCTGTTGGTTTTGAGTTATTTTCCTGCAATGTTTCTAAAATAGAAAAATACTTGTTATTACTCATATACTACCCTTCTGGAACTGGTTCTTCTGATAATTCGACATCATCGATACCTAATTCATCAGATTTATATTCCATTATTGCAGCATTACACATTTTATCATAGATCTCATGTTTCAACTCGTCGTTGTTATCAACTAGAGCTTCCCAATCTTTAGATAAAAATTTATGTGTGTTTCCTGATTCATCGGTATATCCATACCATGCCCCAGATTGCGTAACCAATTTATGGTTCTTCAATAGGGTTAACCATCCACCATAATCATCTATTCCCTTATCAAAGAAAATATCAAATTCTGCTGTTCTTAAAGGTGGTCCCATTCTGTTTTTAATAACCTTAGCTTTGGTTTTGATTCCAATTACCTTATCTAAAGCAACAATTGAACCTTTTTGTTTAATTTGACCTGCAGCTTGTAAACGTAGTCTACAAGAAGCATGAAACCCAATTGCTTTACCGCCAGAAGTGGTATATGGATCGCCAAACATAACTCCAAGCTTAACCCTTAATTGATTAGTAAATATAAGTGTTACCTTATTCCTACCTAATAATTGTGTAATTTTACGCATTGCTTTTGATAATACAATAGCTTTACTAGTTGCCCATCCATCTTTACTATAATCGGCTTCTTGTTCAACTTTTGTAGTGGCAGCTGCTACAGAATCTACAACAATCGTTACCATACGATCTTTATTAGATTCTCTTACCTTGGAAATGATGTTTTCAATAACCTCAAAGATATCTTCAATTGTTTCTAATTGAATATATAACATTTCAGCCACATCAACACCAATACAACGTAAAAATTCTTCATTACATGCATTTTCAGTATCGATAAATACTGCTAGTCCACCTTTCTTTTGGGTGTTAGCTAAAATATGGCCAGCTAGTAATGATTTACCTGAAGCTTCTAAACCAGTTAATTCAGTAATTCTACCAACAGGTATACCACCATTCTTCCTATTTGAAATAGCAAGATCTAATGTAGCTGAACCTGTTGAAATGAATTCCGTTAAATCAGTTGGTGTTTCTTCAGAACCATCTAGAAAGTATGCGACCTTGTAACCCTTAAATTGTTTATTAAGACTTGTAGCTAATACGCTAGCCAAGTCATCTCTAACTTCTGCTTTTTTCTTCGCCATATAAATAACCTCTATTAATTATTAAATAATTCATCAAATGCTGCACCTACATCATCAACTTTTTTAGTATTCTGTGTCGTCGTTGTAGTAGTCGATACAGGTGTTGTATTTGGTTGTGCAGAATTATCTTCATCAGGGTTTAACCATTCAGCAAGTGATTGCTTAAGATCATCATAAGAACCCTTTTTGAATATATCAAAAATATCTTTTTGACCATTCATAATTGCTTCTGCTACTTCTTTATTATCAGTAGCTGGAGTCTGATTAGGTTTAATTCTAATCGAAGTAGAAGGGAATTGCTTTCCTGTTTCTTCTGCGGTTTTGAATTCAACTGTAATATCTCTACCATTATTCACATCAGTGATATCACCATAATCAGGATCAGCGATAAAGCTTAAAAGTTCTTGGTAAACTGTTTTACCAAATCCCCATAATTTTACACCTTCTGATTCTTGCCCTCTTACTAATACAGGAACATAAGTTCTCATTTTAGGTTCAAGTTTTCTTGACATTTGCCAATCATCTCTATTACCTGTAGCTTTTAACTTTTCTGCAAATTCTACGATAGGATCTGCTTCACCATGTGTTACTGGTGATAAAAAGTTTTTACCATTAAAGCCATAATGAAAGTAAAGTTCCAAGAACGGATTGTCTTTGTTATACTGGTAAGGTACGATTCTTACTGTTTGTTTACCTGGTTCAGGTTTCCATAAATTGTTTTGTCTACCTGTTTGGTTTTGAAGGCCGGATAGCCTTTTGCGGATTGCATCTAAATCTAATGCCATAATTTTTCCTCTTAATTGTTAATTGTTAATAAAATGATTTAATTGTTATTTGTTACTGTATATAAATAGTATACGTAACTAATATTATATATAATATACAAAAAATTTCTTTAGTATCCAACTTATTCACTAAAACTTTTTTTCCATTTTTCTATTTTTTCTACTAATCGATTGTAATATCTATTACTATTCATTTTCAATATCCCAATCCACTTATCTCTTTTCTGATTACAGTCGAATTCTATTTTATGCATATTGCTTACCTGTAATTGCCCTTTCCCTAGATTGCCAATCGATAAAGAACTCCATTTTATATGTTCTATATATGCAACGGATATATCAAAAATTTCTATACGATCCTTATCAAATTTATATGATACAAATATATAAGCTAAACTATTGTTAGGATCCTTATAATAATCATTTAATCTTTTAATGGATATCAAATTAGGTCTAGAAAATGACGCATCTAAATTATGTGTTTTAATATCCAATTTTAATAACACTTCCTCTAATTGCAGTTCGACATCTTCAATACTTCTAGGACTTGATGGATACCGGGCATTAGGATAATTATCTATTATTAATTGCCTAACATGCGCTTCGACTATATCACCAACACCTCTTTGCATAATACCTTTATCTACCCGAATATAATCAGGCATCTTGGTATTTAATAGATATTCTATATTTTCTATTTCCAAAATACCTGTATTAAAACTAACATCATTGCTAATGATAAGGATACATATGTTTTTGCTGTTAATGATTCACCCATAAACCACCATGTACAGAATGCGAATGATATCATACCTAATGCAAATACTACTAGTCTCTGTGGCCATAGTAATCCATCGAATCCCGCAAATGCCATTTTTGTAGCTATTATAAACATATAGCTAATTGGCACTCCTAATAACGATAGCCATACTGGGTTCTTTTCAAACCATTTCCATACAAATTGTCCATTTATTTGAAACCATACTAATGTCTGTGTTACAAAAAATAACAAGCTGCTTATTAAAATTAATTTTATATTCATATTAAAAGAAAAATTTATGTGTATTTTCAAGATTTTTACTTTCCTCACGAAGCTCTAGCAGAATATCAAATCTCCAGATATCTTCTCTATTTCTCATAAAGACATTTACCATATCATCCATAAATTCATTACATTCTTTATGATAATACCCCTTCTTTAGCCATTTAGTATTAGTCTTATACATATCTTTCCATAATACTAATCTTTTATCATAACTATATTCTCTTAATAATGTATTATTATTTACATTACTATCTTCTTTATCATATAAAGACCTAACACCATAAGATTCAATTTCTTCCACGATCCTATTTATAGCATTTACATTTTTAGCAGCTTTATAACCCATAATCAATCCTTCACACCAATTCACACAACGCTCCCATCTATCTTCAGAACGATTATTATCAAAATAACTTTTTACTTTAGATAATTTTTCTTCCAAGCTAAATTTAGATCCTTTAATAGAAGATCTAACTATCTGCCAATCTGCATTATATTTAGTAATATCTTTACTTTTTCTCATATCATTATTTATATCTAAATATACGAAAAATATTTCATACAACCAAATATTTTCGCTATTATTTTAGAAAGTCGTAGCCCGACGGGGAATCGAACCCCGGTTACATGGATGAAAACCATGCGTCCTAACCACTAGACGACCGGGCCAGCTGTTTATGGATATAAAGCATTTATCCGTTCATGCATATCCTTCCATTCCTTTTCAGTTTGAATGCATGGTTCATGCTTCATGAATTTAGCCATTGAAGTTTCGTTAAATACTTCCAAAGCATTGTCTTTACTTGTTGCTTCGACTGTAGTGTCATACTGGTCAAAGTCTCTGTAGCTTGGAATCCAAGCCATTCCACTAATGTAGAATTTTTTTAATTTTTCATTCATAACTTTTTATTTTTTGTGGAGAAGGTGGGACTCGAACCCACGACCTCTGCAGTGCAAGTGCAGCGCTCTAGCCAACTGAGCTACATCCCCATACTATTACGTAAACATCTTGTGAACCTCGTTCACTTTCCATTTGCCATTTGATTGCTTAACTAAATATCTATATCTTCCATCAAACATTCTTTTACGTGGTTCTTTTAAGCTAGTTAAGTGATGACAAAAACTACCACCCCTGTTTCTAACTGGATCATACTCTTTATATCCCTGTATATCTTTAAGATAAAATTTATTCATCTCTGTGAATGTTGCTTCTCCTAGAAATTCCACAAAATCTAATATAGATGCTGTAATTTCTCCTGTCTTCCATTTTACTACTCCGTTAACTGTTATCATATTATTGTATATTTTCTGATTCGTTAGCCCATTCCATATCTAATTCTTTTGAGCATGGTACAATATTCAATTTTTCTTGATAATGATTAACCCCTTCTGAATCAAAGCCTGCACCATCTAATTCCGGTTCATCTTGGTTCATTTGTACTTCTAAATTAGGGTCATCAGCATAAGGGTCCATATCTAATTCCTTTGAGCATGGTACAATATTATATTTTTCAACTAATGCATTGTATGCCTTATCATATTCCTTGTCGAATAGATCCAAGTCTAATGGTGTCGCATTTTCAAGAACGTATTGTTCATGATTCTTTTTTAGTGTTTCTAATTCAAGTTCAAACGCAACTCTTTCAGTTGTTTTATTATCGATTTCTTGTAGTCTAGCAATTTCAGTCTGCAACTCTTGTAATCTTTCTTTTGTCATTTTATTTATATTTTTTAATCAATTCTTTATAGTTTTCCATGATGTAAATAATTTGTTCTTCATTTAATCCTGTTAACATTTTTACTTTTGTTAAGTCAAACATATTTGTTGCCCCACTTAATCTGCACCCTTCATATCTATTGAATTGTGCTTTGGTAATTTCCATATTCGTTATCATATTAATATCATATGTTTAGGCACATTATAAAGTTGGCCATTTATATCTAATTTACATTTTTTATGATTTACCTTTACTACTTCACAAGTTACACCAGCGAACTTAGGCGAATCTATTTGAACCTTCTGGCCTATCTTAAATCCAGCATGCTTCATAGCCATCATTGTTTCCACTTGACCTTTTAATGTTTGTAATTCTTCATAAGACATTAAATGAAGATTTTCGAAATTTTTTTGCATTTTTTTAATATTTTTATTAGCACTCTAGAACTTTGCGTTCCTTATTATTTATATATAAATATACGAAGAATATCGCACTTTTCCTACAAAAATCGCAGGTATTTTAATAAAGTTATGAACAATATTATTGGCCATTCTACGAATATTAGCCACGAAATATTGATAGTGTGATATAATATATTTAATAATATTATTATTGTAATTAATTCAATCATTATACTGATCTTCCATTTTCATAAACATGCTTTACTGTTGGAAATCTTAATGATATTCCACCTTCCTGATTCTCTGTCTCTTCAAAGTATTGAACTGTAATAGTTTTACCTATAATCTTACTATGATCTTTACCGAACTCTTTTCTTTGATCTAAAGAAAATCCTGATCCCACACCAACTATATTATCTTTATGTTTAATAGTAACCTGGCTTAATGCATTTATAGTTTTTTCCTTTCCTTCTACTACAATTCTGATATCACCATTAGTTGCGCCTGAAACTATATACTCTTCATCAAAGAACTTTTTACATTTTAGTAGATTTTTAGATCTTTTACCTTCATAACCGATATTCTTTCTTAACATAACACCTTCATAACCATGTTCTTCTGCAAGATCAATATCTTCCATTAAATGTTTTTCACTTTCAAGTTGAAATTGTTCTAATACTTCTAATGTATTATTCTCAAATTCTACATAGTCTGGTCCATTATCTTCTAATCTTAAAAGTCTATCTTCTAATTTTGTAGTTCCTTCTTTTGTATCAAATTCTTCTAATGTTAAATAATCAAATATAATATACTTTGGATTATCAATAGTATGATCTTTTCTTTTGATTTGTTTCATTATACCTTGGAAATCTTCATTACCATCTTTATCCATTAAACAAATTTCTCCATCTAAAACAAAATTACCTGGAATTGATGCTACATCATCTAATACCTTTTGTAAGGTTGTAAATTCATTTCCTTGTCTGGAATATGCTTTAACTTCACCATCTTCCTTTCTAATGATACATCTAACACCATCCAATTTTCTAGATGATAACCATGTTTCATTTTCAAAGTCACAAAATTTAGGTTCATATTTAGTTGCTAAAGCTACATCAAATGTTGGTATTAAATTTGGAATAACCTTATTAATAACAGATTCAGAAGCTCTTAATTCTAAATTTCTATCTAATATATTATAAATTAAATCAGCATATTCTTTATTAACTTCTACAAATCCATTTACTACAGATATTGCCGCATGGCCTGTAAATTCTCTATTTCTTAATCCATCTAATAATTCAAATATACTTTCATTCATATAATTCATATCGCATAAATGTTGACCAGTAGAATCACCATAATTGTTATTATACTTCTTACAGTTCTTACTAGTAACATGATATTTGAAATATGGATTATACGTATAATATAATACCCTTGTAATAAAGGAATCACCCTCTATACTTTTAATGATTTCTTTTTTCTCTAATAGAGAAGATGTAGATTTCATCCTATCTACAAACTCTTGTAACCTTTCTAATTCTTTCAGCATATTTTTAATTTTATTAGCACTCTTGAGCTTCGCGCTCTTATTTATATATAAATATACGAAAAATAATTGACATATACACGCTTTTTCGCAATTATTTTGCGAAAAAATGCGAAAAGTTATGAAAAAATGATTATTTTTTGACTTTTATGTGAATTACTTCTTGAACCTCGGTATCGATTCTTTTGAGACCTTCTTCGTTTGTAACTAGCATACAATTTCTATAATTATCCCAATCAACTTGATATGTTGTATCAAGAACGCCGTTATTTAACACCTTAATAAGAACATTTAATGCATTAATTGTATATAATGTATTTGTATTCTTTTTACGGTGTAATGAAATTGTATTTGCTAAAATATTTACTTTTGTAGATGAATCGATATTATACGTGCACATTAATTCTGCAGTTTGTTGGCTTTTTAATACAAATATCTTATTAAAAAGAATATCATATGATTCTATTATAGTATCAATGGTTGGATGTAATACCTTTGGTGCTGAAAAGGTGCATAGTAGTTGTGTTCTCATTATTTATTCTTTTCTGCTGTTTGCATTATATTTTTCCTAATACTTTTGAACCGTCTATTACACTACCACCCGATACTGAAAATGAGAAAGTGTCGGGCCTTCCTGACCTTAAATCTACTTTGGTATACTTTGTTCCTTTTTCTGTTATAGAATGTAAAATCCACATTTTTACAGAAGCATGACCTTTACCCTTTTGGACACTTGATTCTACAATTACACCAGGTACAAATTTTCCATCCTTAACCGCATCGGTCATATTCATAGCTTTAAGTTTATCTTCTCTAAATTCTTTTCCACTCTTTAGGTATTCCCAAGCTGTTGACTTCATATCTGCTCCGTATACTTTGAACATTGGCAAGTCTGTTTTTCCAAAATACATTTCCTTTTCCAATTCTACAAATTCTTCTAATACTTTTGTGACATTTTTTATTTCACCTTTAGAACTTGCGAGCATTTTTGTCAAGTGTTCGTAAGCAGTGAAGTTAATCATAAGCTTTATTATATAATTTGCACCATTTTTTATATCTTTTATTGCATAATCTTCAGGACCTGCTGATATTTTTGTAGGATATATTCCGTCATCTGCGACGTTTAATAGGTTTTCTAAAATACTCCATTGCTGTTGAGCCTTGTTTAGTAATTTATTAGAATATGACTTATCCTTATTCATGGCTGCTTTTGCAACCATTTCAGCATAGGCTGAATAACTATATCTAGGTTTTTTAGCTTCCTTTAACTCCATAGGCGCTCTGTTAAATTCCTTCTGCATAAATGATTCAAGTGATGGTGAAGGTTTATTCATACTAAACGTTAGACTTGATAGAACTGAGGATGAGAATTTAGCAACCTTGTTTTTTGCCTTATCTAATAAGGTTGTAAACTTATCCTTAATATATTTTAATCCCTGCGTAAAGTATTGAGCAAGGCCTTCATTTAATAAAAATCCTTTATCGCCATGCTCTGCAATTTCTTTTTGTAGATAAACCCTCCATGTATCCATAGGTTCCTTTAATCCATACATATCTGCAAATGCTACCTGAATTCTACCTAGTTGAGCTCCGCCCTTTTTAAGTTTATTACTTATTTGAAAAAATTCAATACCGGATTCCGTTTTACACTTGCCTGAACTATCGAATTCTATTTTTTCACTTTTCATTGCTGTGATAAGAGCCTGAGGGTCTCCTTTAACTATAACCGTGTCTGCTGTATTGTCCTTAAAGCCTGAAGTATCTAGATTTTTATTTTCATATCCAGCCTTATAATACCTACCTATACTTGAGTGTATAAAATTCCAACCTTTACAACCATGTGCGGTTGCAAATACATGTACTCCGTTTGCTAACTCTAAAGCACGTATTACATCAGGTATACCTTCTAAAGCACTTAGTCCAGAAGCTCCTGCATATTCACCTCCTTTGCTCAAGGCCGTTTTGAAAGCTCCAATTGCAGCTTCAACATCTGATTGTTGAACATTTGGCGTCATTATCTTTGAGTAGTAAGATGTAGGGTCAAAATATAATCCTGTGCAAGCAGCCGATTCTAGTTCTTTTTCTTTCCAAGATATCTTAAATGGTGAAGATTTTTTTGTAGCATTCTTAAAAAGCCCTGACATCTTTGTTTTTGCACCACTTATCTTATATGTTTTACCCTTTGCACTAATATATGCGATTTTAGGATTTGCTTCTCCTGGTGATAGGTCAACTTCGATAGCATCGGCTGTTTTTGCAACAACCGTATATGGTCCTTGAGGTGCATCTTTCCAGTAATTGAATGTTTGTGATCCAGCCAGCTGTTCTGTTCCTACGGGCTTTTCCCATACAGAAGACTCTGCTAGTATACTTTCGTCGCTAATAATTTTTCCAACCTCAACACAGAATTCTTGAAATGTTTTTGCAGTGAGTTGTTCTGGTGGATGTTGATCCCCACCAGATGCAGCTAGATTAGCTACTAATTCCTTGATAAATGCATATGAATAATTTTGCTCATACAGAACCTCCATTAAGGTTGTAAGATGGGAGTCGTCAGATACGTCAGGCATTCCATTGCCTACTCTCCATGACCACTCTCTTAATATTTTATCTGCGTTAAACCTCATATCTTATATAAATAGAAATTTTTTAGGGGAAACCTTACTGCAATGCATTATAATTGTCTCCGCTTTTTGTTTTAATAGGAAAATACAATGCCTCTTCTACATCATGTAAAAAGGATTCGCCATCCTCAGGGTTGTAGTCGAATGTAAACGAATCGTAAGTGTATAAAATAAGTTTTGATTTATATTTGTCCATAACATTAATTAATTTATCCAAAATTTTGCTGTTATATTCTGTCTCTAATGATTGTAGAAAATAGTTTAACAATTTCGGTGGATTCATATCCACTAGATTGGCAGCATATAACTTTCTTTTATATAAATATGTAGAAATATAATTTCTAGCTTTATAATCCTTCCACAATTTCTTTGTAAAATTATCAATTTTATTAAAAAATTCTATACTTTTCATTTCTTTAGGAATACCCCCATATAAAATTTTGAAAGATAATGATTTAGATTCATTATATTCATCACGCGTCAATTCATCCTTACCAAAATACTGTTTACCAAGATACATATGAATGGATCCTTCTGGAAATTTATATCCAATCACATCAGCCATCATTCTTAAATGATATGCATCAAAATCACATTCTATAATTTTACCATCTTTGAATCTGCTAATATATTTTTCACGAGTTCCATCTTCTTTATTAAGAGCTGCGTAATTTATCCCCCCATATCTATTAGAAGGTCGACCAGTGGCTGTATATAAATTATATTGAGAATACTCATATCCCAACATAGTAAATAAACCAGAGTCTTCTATTTTATACAAATTATATAATGTATTGTTATTATATGTATTATAAGCATTCCTATCTATCTCACCAAAATCATACTGTTTATACGCGATTTCCTTGAGTTTACGACACTTTTCCAGGTGCTTGAAGATAGGAATCAGCGTGCCAATCTTTGGAAAATTGTAGTATTTACGTTCTATAAAATTATGCGCTATAGTATTGTTATTTGATAATTCAAGAGGTATATTAGTATGAAACCAATTAGCTAAATTAAGATCTAATATCTTTTCACTTTCTATTTTATTCCACTTTAATATATGTAATAAATCTTTTTTATCTGGTGTGAGTATTCGAGTAAAATTTGATAATATTCTACTAGCTTGTTCTAAATCGAATGATGTTAATGCTTCGGGATGATTCATAGGAATTATAAATTCATGACCTTCATCTTTATCAACACCTAAATATAAATAAAATAAACATAAATCATTTTTGGCCGGGTGTTTATATATATCAGAAAATACAGGTATAACAAAAGCTGTTGAGAACTTTTTAGACATATTAAATAAACTAACTACACTTTGTGGAGTTTCTACAATCATAACCTTTTTTACCTTTTACTTAATTAAATATACAAAAAATATTTTAATTTACCAACTAATCGCCCCTATAAGACTCATCATATTTTGAATACTCTACAAAATTGTATATAATTTTATGTAATTCTGCTATAGTTTTGCTATTAGAAGCAACTGTTCTCTTATTAGTATCCTCGATACCTGATTCTAAAAGTTTACCTTCTTTACCCAATATATCAGTTTTGGGGCCTGTCACTTTCCATTTCATTGCAATGGCTTTATATAAGAAAGGATTGATGCCTTCATCCTTTGATTCATATTTTTCATATTGCTCCTTATCAATTTCCAAAATAGGGGCTGATATATCGTTTCTTTTTCTAATAAAATATCTTATCATATATCCTCGTTGAAAATCATCTTCATCTGGTAATACGACAACATAATATGGGTCATTAAATTTATAGTCGTGTGGAGCATTATTAGCTTCGGCTAATTGAATATATGTTCTAATAGTTTCTGAATCATATACCACTAAAGGTCTTAATGGTTTGCTAGTACCTTCATCAAATACTCTGCCTGTATATGGTCCTGTAGCAGTCACATTGTAATATCCAGTATAAGATACATAATCCATTAACATGAATTTGGATCCATCAGTGTATTGATTTTCTTTTTTTATATGTGCAGGGGTATATCTAGCCATGATTATCCTCCTGTCTCACCACCCTCTCTTGGTGCGGATAAAATTTGTGTTAGTAAATCCTTACATGAATCGACTTCTTCTATAGTAGCTTTTCTATAAATTGAAGTTAATAATCTTGTAATTTTATCCTGCATATCATCTACTGTTAACCTTTCACTTTTTACTGTGTCTGGTTCCTTTCCGGTTTCACCATCTTCTCCTACTGTAATACCTTCACTATCTAAAGACATTACCATAGCATTTGGATAAATGTATGATGCATCGCCTGGTTTATTTCCTATACCAAATGTTCCTAATCTTTCTTGTTTAGTAATATCATCAATTTCAAGACCATCAACTTGAAGATCAGTTAATTTATCATCTGCTGATGCAATTTTACTATAATGTAATTTAGTAAATGCGTCATTTTGTGGAAGGAATCTCATTATACAGTCAATATCAGTAGACCAGTCTTTATCTGATATACTGTGCTTTACATCCTTTACGAAAAAGTATACTTGATTTTGGTATCTTGTTGGTATATAATCAATCATAAATCCTTGACCGAATTGTATTCCCGAAATCCCATCTAATTCAAAACTACAATCAAGAGGAATTAATTTACTAGCTTGTAATTCGTTTTTTTGTTCTGCAGATCCTGTAAATCCTGTATTAGCTCCAAGAGCTACCATTTGTTTCATACCATTAGGAATTTTAGATTTGAAATCCAATTTACGTAAAATACCGTGATTTTTTCCAGCCGGTAATTCTGTTATATAAACCTTATCATTAAGAGTAAAATTATCATCAACAACAGAACATATATTAGGATACATTTCGTCTACTACCATTCTAAAATTCCATGGATTACCACATGCTTCATTCATACTGCTTAATAAGCCTTCCATCCATCCTTGCAATGTATCTTCCTCCTGTGTGATTCTAATACATTCATTTAGATTAACAAATATATTTCCTAAATATCCTGCGGACATAGGATCCTTTAGAGACATAGGGCCCGAACTTTCCTCGGGTTCTATAATGCCAGCTTCATAAATCGCCTGATCTATTTTTTGAACTGCAAAAAGATCAACGTCATCCACGCCACTTAATCCTGATGGTCTATTAGCAGTTTTTACAGCAGGTGTATAATGAGTATCCCCTATCTGACCTGGTATTAGACATACAGATGGATCTGATGATAATAAAAATTTATCATTACCTATAACCGCAGTATACATTGGCTCGTCACCTGTATTATTCATTTCGCTACCAATTTTCATTGTCATTAAAGGGCCTGCGCCTGGTGTTGTCTTATCTCCTTCACCAGCTTCTCTCGTTGCCGCACTAGTAACCTTATATAACGGATTTATCACCTTATCTATTAAATCTCCAAATTTAACAAAATTAAATCTATCAGATGCGGTTTTAGCTAGATCCGATTCTATAGTATCCTTAAATTTAGAAGTGGATCCATATTTGTATGAAAATACTTTTAATGTGGTATCTGGTATTCCTACTATATCTTTTAATTTTATACTTTTATCTTCTATTTTAGTTACGTTATCTTTTACCTGTTTAGCTATACTTACTAAAGCGGATGATAGTCTGCTCTCTTTTGGTTTTTTATCATCATCCTCATTTTGACCTTGCTGACTTACAGGTGCTGCTAAAGGCATATTTAATGTTGTATCACCCATTGCAGTAACTTCTGTTTTACAATCAAATGACATATCATCCCTTAAATTCCAAGAAAAATTAACAGTATATCCAAACATAGCATCATAACAGCCCCCAGACTCTTTTCTTCTTTTGTTAATTTCCTGCTGAACCTTTGTAGGATTTTTTAATATTTCATCATCTAAAGGCATTAGGTTTAATGGCGCATTATGATTTACAGACCAACCCCACTCCACTAATATTCTAATACCTGGAGTCATGTAGAATGTTTCTAATCTTTCAAGATCGTCTAAATGATAACATACCCAATCAATAGAAGCTTTTTTTAATGCTCCTCTTGATCCTTTATAATTTATTGTTACGCCCTTTATACCAGGCATAGGTTTCAATCCCCTTTGAAGACCTTGAGCTCTAATTTCGTCTATAGAAGGATTTTCGTTTTCATTGAATTTATATATACCACTATACATCTGGTCAAATCCTTCTCTTCTTCCAAAAGTATCATCATCCTTTCCTTTGCCCATTCCGGCAAATAGGATATGTTCAAATCTTGTTTGATTGCTAAACTCCCCATTCCATAATTCTTCCTTTTTTTCACCTTCTTTGGTAGGACCTGCGTCATCTGGAAGTGGGACTGCGTTTGATACTACACGCATATATGGTGTTTTTTGGTGGTGCCAATATCTATCTTCAGGAGATACTCCTGGAATATGTTTTGCAAGACCTTTTATACGTCTTAATAATTCTTCACGAACATATGGCGCTGGTGCGCTGTTAAATAATGGCATATAACTACTCCGGTTTTATATTATTAATTGTATCTAATCTAGATAAAACATTTGATACGTCTTTAGGGATTATTAGTTGTGTACCTGGTGTTACAAATAAACTATCTCCTGGTAGATTGTTAGCAGCTGCTATTACCCACCATAATGTTCTATCATTATAAAAACGATTAGCTAAATTATCTAATCTATCTACTGTAGATGCAATTATAATATTGTCCGTTGTTTTAGTTGTAACTTCAGGCACTATAGTTGTAGTCTTAATAAGTTTATTAAAACGCGGGTCTACTTGATCTATATTAGTAGCTCTTTTCTTTTTATTATATGAATATCTTCCCATTATAATCCCGATTCTAGTTTAGCCATTTCTTCAAAAAATGTTTTATGCCCAGCATCCATTTCTTCTTCCGTACCTGGTCCTATATGTCTTCCAATTACATCTCCAAATGCTGTTGTTTTTGGTGTTGATCCAATAACAGTATATCCTAAGTTAATAGTAAGGAATTTAGGTAATTGTGCAACGTCTTCCATTTCTTCAAGATTTATTTCCCATGGTGAATTTTCATCCACTGTTATACTTACAGAACTAAGAAATCCTGGTGTGCGGAATAAGTAGTCACCTACTGTAAGTTTTGTTACCGGTCCTATCATAGTATCAGGTGTAGCATTGGAACCTTCCTCCGCATAATGTGGATAACATAATCCTATTAAATAATTTACTTTTTTATACATCATTAACAATTCTTGTCTTGACATACATACTACCATTAACCCTAATGATATTGCCCTTTCAGCTCCACCATAATGGTAAACCTTATCAGCCCTACCAATAAATTTCTGATCAGACCAGTTAGGAGTTATAGTATCACTAAATCCTGAAATATATGATCTAAATCTTAATTGTTTTTCGGCAAATATATCTTCTATTACAAATTTTACTAAATCTCTGGTGTTTCCTTGTGTGTCTATGGCTGTTGGTTTTCCTTCATCACCATTAAGTTTCCACATATAGTCATCCATATTAAGAGTGACTCTATAATCAGATCTATCTCTATCATCTTTATAATCTTGATACCCAAATTTAGCTGTTAAATTATTTTTTTCATAATCGGCAGCTGCTCCATCACCATATCCTAGGAACTCGGATCCTTTTGGATCTAAATCTTTTCTAAAATCATTATGACTAGTTCCACCATCAGCCATTTTTTTAGCATTATCTGCTGTGATACCATATGAACTTACTAAATATTTTGCAATCTGTGGTCCTGCAAATTTACCTTCAGTATTTTCATATTCAATACCCTTACCATCAATATGAGTTGTTTGATTATCATATCTCCTGATTGTTGTTCCGCCAATACCATATAATGATTTAGGTCCCCCTAATACATCATCAGATAATCTGTCTATTTTTTGTCCTTTAATTCCCAGTAAATTAGCTATTCCTAAAAATCCTCCTGCACCTAGATCTGAATCACTAAGGATTAAATCATCTTTAAGGGCTATTAAAGTATTTCCAGCTCCTTTTCCTTTTGATACAGCACTTCCAGCTGGTGTAGAAGAATCATAACTAGAATTTAATACATTATGTGCATCTACTGCAGCTTCATAGTCAGAGTTTCCTTCTCCTATTCCTAATGGTATTAACCCATGTCTTTTGAATCTTATTCCAAAATGTCCTGTAGCTATTGTAGCTAACATATTAATAGGTAAAAATACTCTCGTTCTTCTACCAAGGAATGTCATATCAGTTTCTACTCTAGGATTAGATGCTTGTAATCCAACTTGCTTCAAAAACCATAATACACCTTTAATAGGATTATCAATTAATGATTTACCAATACGAACTACATCTTGTAAACCTCTATTTGTAAGAGTTACAAATCCTCCTCTAAATGCACCTTCATCAAATGTAGAACCTCCCAGTCCCCAAGTTTGACCAATATCCCTTAATATATAAGGTTCAGTTGATTCTTTAATTCCTGTTGGATCATCACCGGTTCCACCAAATCTTAAATCATGTCCATATATTAATGATTTATTATAATCATAACTACTTACTTGATCTTGTAATTCTTTTCTTGCATATCCTTCAATTTGCGAAGAAACTTCCCCATCTGCATATGATAATTTATGCACAAAATAATTTGGATTGCCTTCTACTGAATTAAATTTAGCTTTAGAATCACCAAAGAATGGAATACGAGGAACTCCATCTGGAACACCTGATGGTCCTGTAGTTGGTGGGATTATCATTTCCATTTGAGCAAGTATATCATCTCTTAAAGTTGCTTCTGCTAAAAAACTCTTTGGATGTGAATCGTTAATAGTTATATCTGTAGTAAAATTATTGATTAAATCACCATACTTGTTACCTTCAATTCCATTAAAATTAGGTCTTCCTGGATCGGTAGGAACTATCCCTTGAATACTTGCAGGATCTGCATTATATAAATTAAAAGAAGGGCCAAATCCTGAATTAATTGTTATCGTTGGATTAACTGGAACTTGTGCTTCTATATGTGAGGCAAATATTCCTATTGCATCTCTAAATAGTCCATTATACATTAATCTACCATCCTGAACAGTGTCAGGATAAGTATATGTCATGCTCCCCGGAGTACCATCTATTCCTAAATATTGTGTATCCGTTTGATTTAATGTGAATCCAGTAGATCCATATGCATTATCATCAAAATAATTTACAGGCGTTCCTATTGTGCCTAATCCTAATCCATTTGTATCAGGATATGAAAATTCTTGACCTGATATTCCTTCATATTTACTTGGTTCGCCAACTTCAAATGCTGTATCAAATTGACCTATACGTGCATTCGTAATAGTTTGAATCCCTGTGGCAGTATCTATTACACTTGATTCATGTCTTCCATCAGGTGTAGTTAGACTATCATCTATTGTACTTGATTCATGTCTTCCAGTTGGTGTAGTTGGGCTATCATCTATTCCACTTAATTCATGTCTTCCAGTTGGTGTAGTTGGACCATCATCTATTCCACTAGATTCATGTCTCCCATCGGGAGTAGTTAGGCTTGAATCTATATCAGAGGATTCGTGTCTTCCTGTTAAGGTAGAATTTACTGGAGCTGTATCGCTACTTTCATTATTTACCCCATTTGCAAAATCACCAGGGGTTGTATCACTACTTTCATGCCTTCCATCAGGAGTAGTTAGACTTGAATCTATATCAGATGATTCATGTCTTCCTGATAATGCTGAATTTATAGGTGCAGTATCACTTGATTCATGTCTCCCCGTTGAAGTAGAATTTAATGGTGCAGTATTACTTGATTGATTATTAGCCCCTAATGTAGAATTTACCGGAGCAGTATTACTTGATTGATGTCTTCCTGCTTGTGCAGTTAAGTTTGTTCCAGCTGGTGTTGGTGCATCATGTCTTCCTAGAACTGGAGATAAATTTGTTGCAGGTATATCTGATTTTAGATTAGGATTAAAATTACTTAC